CGTATTTCAAGATGGTAAGGAACAAGAGTATGTTAATCGTATGAGCTACTTGCGTGGTCAGATACTAGCATACAAGGAACTGTTCGAAGAGCACTACGTAGCAGTTGCTAATAATAGCAGCTATAGCACTCAGGGTCCTCTCGACCCAATTACTAATCTTTCCCAAATCTAAGGACTTACCATGTCGTTTCTTTCTTTGTTTACTGGTGATAAGACTGCTGCACCTACTGCGGCTCCTGTTACTGCTGCGCCCCCAGAGCAAACTGCTTCTCCTGCTCCCCAGGGTATGGATGCTTACACCGAGATGATGAGTAAGCTGGCCCCAGAAACTAAGCCAGAAGATCGTTTCGATGCTAGTCGTCTTATCGAAGTTAACCCAGAGCAATTGCAAAGCCAAGTACGCAGCATGAACTTTATGCAAGGTGTTGCTACCCCAGAGCTGCTGGCTCAAGTTGCTGAAGGTGGCGAGAAGGGTGTGCAAGCAATGCTGATGATGGTTAACGGAGCTGCTCAGAACGCATTTGCGCAGTCGGCTCTGGCAACTCAGAAAATTAGCAGCGAGTCTCTTAATCGGGCACTCCCTCACGTAGACAAACGTATTGATGGTATGTTCCGTGATAAGGAAATTGATAAGTCTGTGTTTGGTAGTAACCCAATGTTTAAGCATCCGGCTGTGAAGCCAATGGTGCAAGCGTTGATTCCTCAACTGAAACTGCAGTACCCAAATGCAAGTAGTGAGGAACTTGCTCAGGCTGCTGGTGAATACTTCATGAACTTTACCAAGAGCCTGCAACCAGAAACTCCTAAGACTCCAGCTCAACAAGATGCTGAGTTTGATTGGAGCAGCTGGCTTAGCAAGTAATCTGACCCCAAGCTAAATCAGTGCCCTGTAGTCTCAGTTAGTCCTATTAATTAAGGAGTCAACCATGTTGTCATCTCTCGATCCCAAAGCAATGATCGCAATTTACCCGATCGTTACTCGTGAGCCTGTTGGTACTGAAGTTGGTCCCCAGGAAGTTACTAGTGGCGTGCCTGTTCGTACCACTCTTGCCGAATTGGCAGTCTGGATTCAGGACTACACCCCACCCGCCTAAGCCGGAGCTAGTAGTTAGCTTCACGTAGTACCCAGTCTTAACTTGCCAATTAGGAGCATACAATGCCCGGCGCAATGCAATCCCCCACTACTACTGGTATCTTTAATACTGGTATGTTCGAAGCAGCACTGCCGAAACAAGCATTCGGATCGCTAATTCAGCGTCTGATGCCTAACGGTACTGCTCCCCTGTATACCATCTCGGAGCATTTCGAGTCGGAAACAGCAGTCCAATGGAAACATGGCTTCTGGACTAAGACGATGGTGTTCCCATCGATGACCCTGACAGCTAACCTGACCAATGTGGCCACGGTACTGACTGTTGAGTCTACGGCCAACATCCTGCCCAATATGTTGTTCCGTATTGAGGACTCGGGTGAAATCATCATGGTTAACCAAGTACTCAGTGAAACTACTGTCTCGGTTACTCGTGGTATTGGTGGTGGTGCAGCTGCTGTTACCATCGCTACTGATAACCCACGTCTTTACCAAGCTGGTAATGCGTTTGAAGAAAGCTCGCTGCGTCCTAACCCATTGGCTATCTCGCCTGTGTATGTGGACAACGTTACGCAGATCTTCCGTAATACCTGGGCTGTGTCTGGCTCTGCTGCTGAAGTCCAAGTCCTGGCTGGCGGCAAGATCGATGCTGAGAACAAGGCTGACTGCGCCAAGTTCCATGCTACCGATATCGAGACAGCACTGATCTTTGGTCGTAAGTCGATGGGTTATCGTAATGGCCAACCGTTCCGTACCATGGATGGCCTGATCTCGGTTATTAACAACCTGGAATACTACCCGCCCTCGTACACTGCACCTAACGTGTACACTGCGCAGTCTGCTGGTACCGATTCCCGTATGTTGGAAGACATGCTGGATCCGAGCTTTAACCAAACCACGGACATGGCTCTGGGTAACTACCGGATGATCTTTGCTGGTGGTCATGCAATGCGTGTTATTAACGACATCGCACGACTCAACGGTGAGTATAAGCTGGTAGATGGTCAAACTAACTGGGGTCTGCGTTTCAAGACTCTTACCTTTGCCCGTGGTAGCTTCGACCTGATTGAGCACCAGCTGTTCAACAGTAACCAGGACTGGAGCAAGATGGCCTTGTCAGTGGATATCGCCACTTTCAAGAAGGCTTACCTGGGTAGCCGTAAGACTGTTGACAAGCCATTTACTGGTGTTAACGGTGCTGGTACTGCTGTTGACCAGGGTATTGATGCTATCGGTGGTTCGCTGCTTACGGAAATGACTATGCTCTGCCGTAACCCGCCAGCTAATGCTGTTATCTTCAACCTGACTAAGGGTCTGAAGGACGCAGCTTAATCCGGAGCTGTAGACGAAGTCTCAGCGGAGGGGTAATAGGGAATATCTCCTAATCTCCTAACCTTCCCAGCTCTATCAGCGGAGGGTACTGAACTAGGCCCCTAAGTCACTCAGTATCCTCCGCACCTAACTAACACTGCATTCAAGGAGTAGCAAATGGCTACCATCGTTCCCCTCTTTAAGACCCGTCGTGCTCATCTCAATGTTGCTACTGCTGGTGGCCTAGGTATGGTCACTTTCTTTAACCAGCGGTTTGCTACTACCGATGAGCGCCTGCAGGAATATATCCAAAATAGCCTGCTTAAGGATCCTGCTCTTCGTATTTATGTGGACAAAGATGAGCCCACGGTAGATCTGGAAACGCACATGCATACAGTCAAGTTGCCTACAAGCGAGTTGGCGCGCATGGCTTACCAGCGGAAGATCAATGGCCCGGTAGAAGATACTGGCTCTGACTTCCTGGATTCGATCAGTGCTAATCAGCCAAAAGCTAACACTGATGGATCTGCTCCTGTTGCGCCCCCAGCTTTCCGGCCCATGAGTACGGCGGACAATGCACTTACTGGCGGAGCTAATACCACACCGCGTAATGCAGCAGCCCCTAATAGTACCCGTCAAGCATTAGCAGCTCGATTGCAAGGAATGCATTCTAATTCCAGCACTCCTGCTAATGCTCCTACTGGCGGGACTGGTCTGGAAGGTGGTACGGTATCTGAGCACCAAGCTGCTAAGGATGCAGAATCTACTGCTAAGGAATAAGTATGACATACGCCGAGCTGGTACAAGCAGTTCTCGGCATCACTAAACGCCCGGATCAGTTGGCTCTTACTGAGTCCGCTGTCCGGGCGTCTGTGCTTAAAGCTCATACAAAAGATTTCTACTATAAGGACTTAGTAGAAGTTGCTGGCCAGGTAGAAAGACCTAGTCATTTGACGAGTTTGACAGCTAAAGAAGTGGTGCCACGATTCAGGAAAGTTAAGTACATTACCCCCTGGCACTATGATCCTAGATCTAGAAGTCTGGGTTGTGCGGGGCAGCAACTGAAAGTAATCCAGTTAGGTAATGAGGTTGATGCTTACGGGTACTATAAAGACAATGTCTTTTATATGGCAGGTGAGTTACTGCAAATTCGTACTAGTTTCCCTCTCAGTCATTTCCTGATTGGTGCTTTCCAGTTCCCTGATACTACTCCTACGGGATTTAAGACTTGGATTGCTGATGAGTGCCCTGAAGCTATTGTGCACGAAGCAGCTAGACAAGTACTGAGCACAGTGGGTATGCGGGAACTAGCAGCAGTTCAGCAACAACTAGCAGCTGAGCAGTATGCTTTGCTTACTATTAATAACCTTGCTACAGCAGGAGAGTAAAATGTTTAATCCCGGTGGTTACCCTAGCCAGGCACAAGTATGGTCTCCTGGAGTCAATGTCCAGTTGCTGTATAATGCTAAGCGCAGTATTGTCCCAGTAGCATTTACTGCCGCAGCTGGTCAGACTGTATTTAGGTTGGACTCTCAAGGCTTGAATGTTCTTGGCTTTGTGCCTGGGACTAACTCGATTCAAGTCTTTGTGAATGGTGCCTATAAAGCACTTGGCTTGCAATGGATTGAGATTGATGAGTTTACTTTCCAGCTCTTGCAGCCAGCAGCGCTCAATGACATTGTTGTAGCTGTACTTTATGTGCAAGTTACTTCTCCGATCCCTAGCCAGGAACTTTCTGATGCTGAGGAAGCTGCAATTGAGGCTGCCTTGGAAGCAGTCGAGATGCGTAATGAGACTCTGGTGCTGCGTAATCAGACCCAGGCTATCTATACCCAGATCACTGATATTACTAACCGTACCATTCGTATTCCCCAGACTGACAATATTATCCCTCCGCTTCCAGATGCAGCTACCAGAGCTAACAAGCTCATTGCATTTGATGCTCAAGGTAATCCATCAGTTACTGTTCCTGAGGCCCAATCAGCAGCTGCCGTACTGATCCAACTTGCTGCTGATGGTGCTCCTGCTATTGGTCTGCAAGATCAGGGTATGACTCTGGAAAGCTACATCACTACTGAGTTGCCTCGGGTAGTTAGCTCTGTGGCGCAGATGAAGCTGATGAGCACTGTAGCTAATAAGGTGTTCCAACTGCTGGGCTACTATACTCCAGGTGATGGTGGTGGTGGACTCTGCTATGTTAAAGCAGGAGATACTACCACAGCAGATAACGGAGGGGCTGTATTTGTAGCTACAGATGGTGGCCGCATTTTTCGGGATCGTACTAAGCCACTAACTCTTCGTCAGTTTGGTGCCCGAGATGGGATGGAGTCTGCTCCTGCTATTCGTCGTGCTATCCTCTGGGCCCAAGAGATTGATGCTTGCTTGGAGGATCATGGCGGTACGTATCTGTGGTCGGAGAATATCTCTTCTGCCCATAGTTTCCATGGTGTTAACATCCATTGCTCAGGAGCTAGCCAGACTATCTTTGATGGTCAGAACATGCCAGCAGGTCAGTCTATGTTGACCATTGTTGGTGGCTCAGGTGGTACGTTCTTGCCCCGAGTTGAGAATGCCTGGTTTAAGGGAGACACTGCTAGAACTTGCGCACTTATTGAATTCTGCGGCACTAACATGCAGAAGTTTGTACGGTGCAGGTTTAACCGTGCCAATATTGCAGCTCTGTTCCATAACCGTGACCCTGGCTCATTCACTGAGTACTGCGTGCTGGAACATTGCGACATTTCAACGGATGTTAATATTGCTAAGCACTACCGAGTTACTTTGGGGGATCGTTCCTTTAATGGTTCTGGTATCTGGGAAGGCACTATTAATACTGATAATGACTACGCGGTTCTTATCAGCCCAGGAGCTTACCCATATAACTCGCCGTTCTCTCCATCTATCTGGACTCATAAGCCAGGCCAGAGTGTGATTCGTAATGAGGGCTGGTTCAATAGCGCATTCTTTGGCCAGATTAAGTACGAAGGCTTTGTTAATGGTGTGTTCTGGGGTGACATTAGTGCAGGTGCTACTAGTTTTACTCATGTAGGTAGCATCCAAGGCATTAGTAATACCTTCCTTGGCTTGATGAGCCTGTGCCATAGCGCATTTTCTCTTGGACCTAGTTCTGGTAATATCGAGTTCCGCTACTATCATCCTATTAAGGTGACTCAGAAGCTAGTTCCAGGGGCTAATCTGATTGCAGGTGTTGCTTCTGGTCCGCAAGGTTTGAACTTGATTAAGTGCTCAGTCGCAGGACCTAACTATGAGGACCGGGCTACTCTTACTATCGAGGGCCAAGGTTATGGTGGAGATGGTACTGTAGCTAAATTGCTCCAAGGCTTCCAGATTAATGTGGCCGGATTGCCAGCTATGCCAGTATACTCAGTCCAAGGTGGTGGGGGACTTGTAATTACTATGCCTGCATTCACTGGCCTGGATATCTACGCTACGGTATTGTTCGCCGACTTCAATGCATTGCAACAAAGGCCTGCCTAATCATGAAATACTATATGTATGACCAAGAAAGTAAGCAATTTACCCAGGCTGTAGAAGTGGATATTAATACTATCCCTTCCCAGTATCAGGAGCGTAGATTTAATTCTGATAATGAGCCGTACTTTGTGCTTAAGCAGATTAAAGCTATCACACTTTCTGATGGATCTGTAATCCCTCAAGTACCTAATGGTACCCATCTAGAAGCTCCTGGAGTTCCTGAAGAGGGCTTCATTCGAGTATTCCTGGATGGTCAATGGCAAGTCATTCCGGATTACCGAAAGGCTGGGTACTTTAACACAGACACTGGGCAAGAAGTTATTATTCTCCCAGGTCATAAGCCTACGGATAAGCAGACTAATATTCCTAGGCCTGCTGCTAGCTATAAATGGGTAGCTGGAGAATGGGTTGAAGATGCGGATGCTAGAGTTAACCGGCTTAGTCAGGAAGCTCGAGTTAAGCGGGATGAGCTGTTGGTTGGAGCAGACTTGGCCTATAACATTGCTCGGGATTCTGGAGATGATGAAAAGGTTGCTGTTATCTCCACTTACCGACAAGCACTGCGAGACTTGCCAGACCAAGCTGGGTTCCCTGAAACCATTGAGTGGCCTAAGTATTAATTAAGGAGAACAAGATGGCAGAGTTGAGATACCGAGGAAATTTACAGTCCTCTCTCTTCCCTCTGCTATCTACCACCATGGGTCGCACGGTCATTGTTGGCGAGAGGGATCAAGTTTATGTCCCTGGAGTTAACCCTGCCGATAGTACCCAAGCGGTAGATAGAGGGGTTCCACAACTGTACTATGCGCACAATGTGATGCCAACAACCAATGGTTATCAATCTGTTGGCTATCGTGCGTACTTGCCACAAGCTCCAGAGAATGTGAACTTTCGCTGGATTGAATACCTGTTTAGCGATAAAGCTTATTTAGGTATTGCACAATACAGTGGTACTGATGCTCTCTGGATTGTGAATAGACAGAACCAGTGGGTGCGATTGCTTGGTGTGCCTCTCATTGGTATGGGCACTCAAATTAGCATTGCCACTATTAATGGGGAATCTTATATCTGCGTAGGCTACCAGAATGTATATAAGATACTTCCAGGTTCAATGGTTACTAATCCTACCGCTGAGGTAGTGGTACTAGAAGGTCTGGAAGTTGGCTCAGTTGGAGGTATTCTAGCCAGTTCTGGTTACATGGTCACATGGTCTCCAACAGGACTTGCTTGGTCGAGTGCTACTGATCCACTTGATTTTGTTCCCAGTGATGTTACTGGAGCAGGGGCTGGTGAGTTGCAGGATGCTAAAGGACGAATAGTTACTGCGAAAGAAACCGACTACGGCTTTGTTGTCTATACCACTGGTAATGCGGTATCATCTATCTGGTCAGGCAACGTCAATTACCCCTGGCGTTTCCGGGCTATTACTGGCGCGGGTGGAATTATTGAGGAAGGTCAAGTTTGCCAAGGTCCTACTGGACAACACTTTGCTTACACTAATTATGGCTTGCAACAGGTGCATCATACTGGGGCTAAAAGTATCTTGCCGTATATTAGTGACTTCCTTTCTGGGGATGAGTTCGAAGATTTTGATGAGGCTACTAATACCTTTGTGACATTGAAGTTGGTAGCTCCGATGCGGAAAAAGGTTAAGTATCTCAATTCTCGCTATCTCATGGTTAGTTATGGGCCTTATGCTAATGGGCCTTATACCCATGTGATTGTTGTTGACATGGTGCAGACTCGTATGGGTAAACTGCGCCTGTTGCATGAAGATACCTTCCCAGTTTGGGATGAAGCCACTGCACTATTTGACCCAGCCAGAGATTCCATTGCACTACTTAAGAATAATGGAGAGTCAGTCATTGTTAACTTTGATGTGCTTGGAGCTACTGATGGTGGAGTAGCAATACTGGGTAAGTATCAAGCAGTTAGAAATAACATGGTGCAAGTTAGTGAAGTTGAGATTGAGAATGTGCGGGTTGGGCCCGGTATTGAGGTCTACATAATTCCCACTCTTGATGGTAAGAACTTGCTAGGTCCAGTGCTTGGATTCCCGGACCCTGATACTGTGACAGGGCTGCTAAAAAAGTACTACTTTGATGTGTGGGGTAAGAACCATAACCTGCTAGTCAAAGGAGCTTTTGATATGAACTCTTTGCAGTTCCTATTCAATGTAGATGGCCGCAGATAAGGAGTTAACCCCTCATGGCATATACCAGTAAGATTAACTTGGGGGGCCTGGGGGAGCAACCCAAGACTCAGGACCCCGCCTTGTTCCCAGATATGGCTGATATTTATAATGCCCTTCATATCTTGACACAGGTGCTATCAGGAGTCCTGCCTGGTGGCGGAGGATCCAGTGGGGTCCCGCCCACGGAAGCAATGAGATTCTTGCGGTCCTTCCAGATGCCAGCTCTTGTAGATATTAGTGCAGGTGATCTAGTCACAGTCTTTGATGCCAGAGAGTATGCTGGACTTAAAGAGGATTTCCCATTCCCTATGACTAGTGCTGGAGTTATTAAAGGAGGTGGAGGATTCTTAAATGCTTTTGGATTATACCGAGGGGGTATTACTGGATTCGCACTTAACGATGCTGAAGTTGGTAACATGGTAGACATTGGAATAGGTCCTGCTGTAGTTAATGTTAGTGGTGCACGAGCTGGGCAACTAGCTTATAGCCGCTCAGCCTTTGATAACTTGACTGCGGATTACGTAGGTAATGGCCAGATCTTTCTTAATGTCTGGGATACTGTAACTACTAATTATGCATTCCAAGTAATTGGTGTTGGCATAGCTGATGACATGCTTATGATAGGCTCGCCAATGATGACTATTCCTAATTATATTGCCCCTGAACCTCCTCCTCCTGATACAGGTGGTGGTGGGGGCGGAGAGTAAGATGATTAATTCGAAATACTTTACTAACGCAGAAGTTATTAAATCTGATACGGCTGACAAGCTCGGCATAGACAACTATGTATACCCTGAGCATGAAGCCAATGTGTATCGCACTGCACTAGCAATGGATCAGGTACGTGAGTTCCTTGGTGGTCCGGTGCTTGTTAATTCCTGGTATCGTAACCCAGATTTGAATCGAGCTGTAGGTGGAGTAGCTAACTCTCAGCATGCTCTTGGTGAAGCTGTTGATTTCCGGTGCCCTAGTTTCGGGTCCCCTATTAAGATCGTCCGCGCCCTAGCTAAGTCTCAGATTGGTTTCGATCAATTGATTCTGGAGCCTACTTGGGTGCATATTAGTTTCACTCGCGGCCCAGGACGTAAGCAAGTGCTGACTCTGGTTGGTCCTAACAAATATGCCAATGGCATAGTGGAGTTGTAAAGTATGGATTCGCTCGCCACTCTAGGGAGACATGCAGAAACAGTGATGATGGTATTAGTATCCATCGTTGGAGCTGCACTTGGTTATATCTCTCGTCAGTGGCGAGCAGGTAAGACTATCAAACTTTCCCGAATGATGTTCGCTGTTATGGCCAGTGTATTTATAATGGCTATGACTAGCACTCTCTGTAATATCATGGGGTTCTCCTATAACTGGACAATCCTAATCGTAGGTGTGTTCTCTTGGATGGGCACTGATGCTAGCATCGTGATCCTGGAACGAGCAGTGTACAAGAAATTGGGGATCTCACATGTTTACGTCAAGACTGGTGCAAATACTAGTAGTGTCAATAGTCTTAAGCCTGGCGGGGTATATGACTTACAAGAGCTACAAGAGAATGGCCTCGGAGCTATCGAGTACCAAGGAACACTTACAGACCTTGCAAGGGAGCTTACAGGAACTAGCGAGACTTCAAGCAGCGGACCGACTACAAGTACTGACCCTGCGGTCAGGTCTAGCGAAGATTAAGGGGAATACAGATGCAGTGCAAAAGATGCTTACAGAATCAAGTAAGTCTAGTCCCGAGGTGGCTAGTTATCTGTCTACTCCTGTCCCTCCTGCTGTTAGGAGCTTGCTCAACCAAGCCCGAACTGGTAAAGCTTCCGAAGTACCTGCACCCCAATCCGGACCTCCTTCTGGAGCCAACGGTTTCGAATACCGAGTTGGACTTCCTTGATACTGAGGCAGTACTTGCAGACTACATTTTAGTGCTCGGGGAAAGAAACTC